GGTCAAGGCAGTCAAGAAAATTCTGGACGAGTTCAACTGGACCACGGGTTTGACGGGAACACCGGCCAGCAACGGCTACAAAGACCTGCATGGCCAGTTCCTTGTGGTTGACAAGGGCACTCGACTGGGCACATCAAAGACGGCTTTCCGCACCCGCTTTTACAAGAAGGTCGGACCGTACAAAGAAGTGCCTTACGAGGACACCGAGGACACAATCAAGAAACTGATCGGTGACATCACGCTTGAGATGAGCGCCGAGGACTACAACCCGCTCCCCGACTTGATGGTCAACAACATCGAGATTGAGATGCCCGATGAGCTGCGTACCAAGTACGAACGGCTGGAAAAAGAGTTTTTTATGGTGCTGGACAGCGGCAAGGAAATCGAAGCCTTTAACCAAGCCGCCCTGACCAACAAGTGCCTTCAGTTCTCCAACGGTGCGATGTACCCCGTGGCAGGGATGCCGCTGTGGGAGCCAGTGCATGACCTCAAACTCGAGGCGCTTGAGGAGATCCTTGACGAAGCCCAAGGCTCACCAGTGCTGTGTGCCTACGCTTACCGCTCCGACGCACAGCGGATCATGGACAAGTTTAAACACCTCGACCCGATTAACCTGACCGAGTGTAAGTCTGAGACTGCCTTGACCAACGCCATGCACCGCTGGAAGACTGGCGATTGCTCCTTGATGATTGGCCATCCAGCATCGATGGGTCACGGTATTGACGGCTTGCAGAAGAACGGCCACATCCTCGTGTGGTATGGCCTCAACTGGTCACTGGACCTGTACGAGCAGTTCAACGCCCGTGTGCGCCGTCAGGGTCAGGGTGTGCCGGTGATCTGTCACCGCATCATGTGCCAAGGCACACTGGATCAGGCTCAGGCTTTGGCGCTTGATGAAAAGGCCACCACGCAGGCTGGCCTACGAAATGCAGTTAAACAATACCGCATGTCTAAGAATGTGTGATACACTGTGTCACACCACAACTAAGGAGTAATTGTAATGTTCAAAGAAACCGTAAACTATTTTAAGTCCGTGTTCGATGTGCCAACGGCTGAGATGCTGGCGCTCAAAGAACTCGAAGATTGCAAGCGCAAGCTGCTGGAAGCTCAGACTGGCAAAGAATACGCAGAGTCAATGTGCAAGTACCGTGAGGCGCAGATTAAACGCCTGACAGCATACTTACACAATTCAACAGAGGAGAAGTAATGCCTCGTCCTAAACCACCCGAGCCGCTCAAAGGCCGTCAAGTCCGATTGACTGACAAGCATTGGATGATTTTGCAACAACTTGGCGGTGTAGCATGGTTAAGGGAGATCCTTGAAAAGAAAGCTCCCATGCCTGCTAAGTACTACAAGGCTACGCAAACACCCGAGTCCCCGCCTTGTCAATAATCAGGGCTTGTTTGCGGGGTGATCCAGTAGCTTGATTGGGGATGCTGATATGTGTCCACCGATCAAACTCGCGGATCACCTGGTCAAACCCAAGGTCAGAAGCGATGACAGCACGCACCACTTGGTCAGGGGTCATAGAGGGTACACGAATGTCAGCAGCGCAGCCGATGCGATGCTGAGAAGTATCTTTACTGCCCACAGCGTCATTGACAGCTTTTGATCGGAAGGCTGAGTTGACCATGATGGGCTTGCCTCCAAGTACAGTTTTGACTTGCTCGAGAAATAACGCGAGGCGTTTGAGATTGGCCAGTTCTTGTTCATTAGGCGTGTTGTCAAACACACGGTGATCCGTGTGCGTTAATTCAGCAAGCGTGAAGTGAGGCGTCATTTATCGGGCGCAGCGACACCGATTGCACCGGCAATCCCTAGACCGATTGTGATGATTGCGTTGGCCATCTCGGGCGCTATGGGCACGCCGATAGCTGTCAAGATAAGGAATAGACCACGCCAGCTAGATGGCTCTTTAGCGCGTGCAAGAATGTAATTTTTCATTTGTCTACCTTTGTGTCAAGTCTGTCAAAAATTTTACCAAGCATGTCTTTGACATCGCGCATGTCATTGCGATAGTCTTCGCGGCCAACATACATGTGCGGCAACGCCCGCACATCCCCATCAAGCCGGTCGATGGCCTGATAGATGCGGTTCAATGTCCAACCACCAAAGAAGCCAGCCACCGCCACGGAGATGTTGAATAAAACTTGGTAGTCCATTATCGATTCAATGCGTTTTGGTTTTGCTGAACCGGACCCAACATGTTTTGGACACTGCGGGAAAAGAACACTGGCTCGTTTGCCAATGGGCCTTCAAGGACTTTTGGTGCTTCGCCAAGGCGCATTTGCTCGGCCAGTCGATTGGCTTGTTGCATTCTGCGCTGCTCGGCAAAAGTTTTGGCTGCTACACCGGTTGCGGCAGTGTACGCACCAAAAGGGCTGACAGCGGTAAAAATTGCCGCTGCCGGTGTCATTGGGGTGAACTTGCCAATAGTGCGAAGCATACTTTGCAAAGTGCCGCCCTTGGCCGCATCTCGAATTGCTTGTTGCTCATCTGGCGTAAAGAACCGCATCTTCTTCTCGTTTTTGGCCAGTGAAGACAATTGAGAAGCGATACTGGATTCCTTGGAGCCTTGAGCCACGTCAGCGTTTTCCAAGATGGTGGTGATCATCTCACCCTTTTTCATCTTGGCGTAGTCGGCACGAGCGGTGTTCCATGCTTTAAGCGCATCGGGATCACGCACAATCAATGCCTTGTTGGGGGCTTTCATTAAGTAATCGTCAAACTCGTCAAGGATTGCGCTGGCAATCATGCGCTCTTGAGCGTCTGGGCCTTTTGCCGCACCACTGATAATCTTACGAAGCGTGGTCAGCTCAGTGATGTCTTTTGGTCTGTCAGCTTTCAACTGCGCCATGACCGCATCGATCTTGGGATACGCACCTTCGACATAACCTACGTCCGAGCGGATCTTGCCCGGCAAAGTATCCATGTGCTGATTAAACTCTTTGCGGAAAAACTGAAAGTTTGAGTTGTCCAGAGTTTTGTAAGCCGCATCAGATTGCGCCTTGAGTTCATCAGCGGTAGGTACAGTGGTGCGCTTGGTAGGGCGTACACCAGCCGCTGTACCAGTGGCCACAGCCGCAGCCAGTCCAGCCAACGGGTTGTCTGTCAGCTCGGTTGTAGTTTGACCCACCGCTGTGGCAATAGGTGCAGTGACGACTTGACCTATTGGGCGGCGACCAGCTTCTTGGCCAATAGCCAAAGTACCTTGAGCAACAGGTGAGGGTAAACCCTGAGTAGTTTTACCGGCATTTGCAATTGTGCGACCAGCGCTTACAGAACCACCTGTGCCAGTCAAAGCACCACTGCTTGCCTGAATCACACGCTCAGTGGGAGTCTCGGCACGGGGGCCGGGGATCATGCTGGAAATAACCTGCGAAGGCAGTCGAACGTTGCTGCCGGTAAGTTTGTTGTAGCCTTGCACCATTACGTCGGTAACGGGTACTGCAAGTCCACCAGCCAAAGCACCAACAGGAACAGCTACCGGAGCACCAACACCTGTCATCAAACCAAGGGCTGCACCGCCCAAAGCACCGGCAGTTACTGGCGCTAAGGCTTCTTTAACTCCACGAGCAGCAACACCCGTCTTACGGACAGCTTCTTCACCCATTGACAGTTTGGGTGCAAGATACTCAAGAATCTCGGCAGGCTTGTAGCCTTGACCCAACGCATCGTTAATACGGGGGTCTTTGTCTTTCAAATAACCAATTAACTCGTCATCGCTATATCCAGCACGACGAGCGGTGTTGATCTGTTCACGGAACTGGTCAGCCATGCGAGTCTCCGTTATGGTTTCTTGTTGCCAAAAATGCTGTCTAAGCCTGCTTTGCGTTTAGTAGCGTCAGCAGGTGTTGCGGGTTTATTAGAAGGCACAGGCTCAGGAAGTCTGCCGCTAGGTCGGTAGTATTCAATTGAGTCTTTTGCCGCAGGATCTTTTTCCATGGTCTTAAGCAAGTTCTCGTGATTGCCCCACAAGCGTCTTGCCAAACGCTGAGAAACATTTACAACCTGTTGCAACTCGTCAAGAGTCAGAGTTGTATCACCCGAGCGTGCTCTCTCCAGCAACTTGGTTTCTGTATCGGTAACTTGACCCTGACCCTTCAACTCGCCACGGCTTTCCAATGTCAGACCAGCAAGACCTTTTGCAACTGACAACGAGTTCTGCAACTGAGCTTGGTTATCTGCGCCAGCCATGTTCAAAAGTTGAGCAATTGTGGTTCGTGGGCCAGCCATAGGACCAGCAATCACTTTACCCGAATTCAACGCCTCTTGGATCATGTTGGCGTTTTCCATTAAGCCAGCAGCACCCTCGGCTTTGGCCAAAGATGCATCAACACGCTTACCAACAGGCTCAGACAAACTCTTACCTGTAGGTGAACTTGTCGCCGTTGTTGTGACATTAGTTGCTTTAATCTTTTGCAACTTTTCGAATGCTGCTTTTTTGCTCAGGAGACATTGCCATGTAAGCCTCAAGCTCTTGCAATGCAGCAGGAATATTTGGAGCACGCTTAGAATACAACTCGAGCTGATCTTGCATAATCTTTGCTTGCTGAACCGCTTGGTTGCCTTCAGGAGTGCCAGCGTACTTTGACGCAAACTGCAACAAGTTATTGATGCGAGTGCGGGTCTGATTGACCAAAGCCTCATCTGGGCCAGCAGCCATTGCGTTTACGGGAGCGACTGCACCGGGAGCAGCCATTGGGCGACCACCCATTAAAGCGTTACCAGCGGCAGGTGCACCGGGCATCATACCGGGAACGTTCATGCCGTAAGTGCCAGAACCCAAAGCATTGACGGGTGCGGCGGGTTGAGGAAGACGCACAACCGAGGGTGGGGCCATAGGTGCGCCAGCAGGTGCTGCGCCAAGCATAGGTGCGCCACCAGCAGCAGGAGCCGCAGGTGTTATGCCGGGCATCTCTAAGCCGTTTGCTTTGGCATACTCGCGCTGTGCCTCAAGTCGCTTTTTGCCATCGATGCCTTTCATTACATAGTCGGGTTTACCCGTAGAAATCAAAGCATCAAATACTTGGTCAAGGTCAGGATTCTTACCAGCAGCTTTCAATTGATTTTGAAGCTGGATCATTGCATCACGATCAGATTTCAATTGATCGAGTTGGATTTGATTCTGCTCAGTTGACATCCGGTTTTCTTGGGATGCGCGATAACCTGCGCCAAAACTACCTGCGAGTTCGGGCTTAATGATGTTGAAGTCTGGAGCTGCTGCCATGATCAATCCTTATTATGCTTATGCACTACCGTAAGGGCCGCCTTGAACAGCGCCGTCATACACACCATAGCCCGGAGTACTACCGCCACCACCACTGCCAAACAAGTCGCCAAACTTACTACCAACTTTACTCCAGTCAGTGTTTAGCACCTGATCGAGTGATCGGCCTGCTGTACCGTATTGTTGTGCTGCAATGTTTCCACGTTGCATCAAAGCATTACCCTGAGTCGCAGCGTTACCCATTGCCAAATTACCCACATTAGCACCATAGCTGCTTGCAGCACCGCCAATTCTGTCAGTAGCAGTTTGACCTACGCCCGAAAGCGCGGCAAGTCGGTTGTAGCCAGTATTAGCACGATTGAGGCGCGAGTTGTACTCGTCAAGAGCGCGACCGTAAGCAGCGCCAAATTCTTGTGAGCCTAGATTTTGACCGTATCTCAAAGCGCCTTTAACGTTTGCACCTGAAACACCAAGACCTTTTGCGGCCATTGATCGGTTCAGCGCATTCATCCCTTCCTCCATGCGAAACGCATAGCCGGGGTCTTGATACATCGAGTTGGGGTCGTACTTAAACGATTCAGGAAGCGCAAACTCACCGGCCTGCATCTTGGCCAGTGCGTTTACACCCGCTTGTTGAAAAGGTTGTTGCAGCTCGATCTGCTTATCGAACATTGCCTTTTGCAAATCAGTCGCATAGCGCGATGCTTCTGCTGATACGCCTGCGGCTTCTTTAACGGCTTTGGATTGCTTACTGGCAGGTCCAAAACCAAATACGTCTGCTACGCTGTTAACTATGTCACCCATGATTCATTCTCCAATCGAATCGTACCGTTCTCACGGCTAATTTCTTTGAACCCGAATCCACGAGCAAGCCGCAGCGATGGCATATTGTGCTCATCGATACGTACCACAATTTTACCGTGAGTTCGACCCATTTTGTCCAAATAATTTTTAAGCACCGACCTAATTCGCCATCTGCCCCGTTTTTCAGGCACGACAAACAAATCGAATTCATTGCCCACAGCAACAAAAGCACCGCCATCAAACAACTCGATGTCGGTGTTCTTTTCCAGTTTGTCGCGTAAATCATCGGGTGCTTCATATCCTTTGTATTTCAGTAAATGATCTTTGATCACTTGCCAAACATCATCAGGTAACTTCGCGGCCACTGACTCGGATGTTAATTGCACTGGCGGTTCCTGCAATCGTTGAAATAAAGTCACCTACACCCAGAACCTGACCCACAAGTTCTGGGAACGTGTAGACCTCAGACGCTTGAAGCGTTTTGGTCTTGGTAATCAAGTTGGTGTTGCCAGCGGAGCCAGTAACCGTGACCAAGTTAACGCTAATCGTAGCGGCAGATGCGCTAATGTTGGTAGCGGTAAACTTGTCAATAATGGCTGTAACACCGTTGGCGGTGTACTGGGTTGTTTGTGCGTTTTCGGCATACTTTGCCGGTACGAGGACTTTGACGGTGACTGTCATGGTTTACTCCAATAAGAGGCAGTTATTAGCGGCTTGTTGCATGATGACCCAATTTGTGCCGTCAGACACCATTGTCGCCCAATTTCCTACAACTGCCAAGAGGATTGCTGTGCCAGCAGTGGTACTGTCGATTGGCACAACGTTGCTAGATGCCGACACTAGGGTTTGTGCCTGCATATTCTTAAAAGTCAGATACCTACCCGACCATGCGCTTGCCGTGGGTAGAGTTACCGTACACGTCGAGCCTGACTTGTTATTGATGAGCCAAGTCTCATTGTCAGCTACCGTAAAGTCAGCAGTCTTGGTAACAGGCGCTGATGATGCAGCGTTAATGGCAGCAGTGATAGCTGCGGTGTCAACAATCGGCTGTACTTGCAAAGCCTCGATCTGCTTTTGCATCTCGGCCACTTGGGATTCTAAGACAGAGCAACAGTCAGTTAATACGTCAGGAATTGGCAAAGTGACTACTGGCGGCAGGGTTTGCAACTCCTGATTGACCAAAAGCAAAGCCGCATCGTAAGACGCAATTAAAGATATTGAATCAGTGCCAAGGTTAACATCGTCAACAACGCCCGTTGCAATATCATTTAACGACAAGAAAAACAAATACCAAGCGCGGCTAATCAAACCCGTGCGAGGGTCAACCAGCGGCACTCGGGGTGGCGTGATTGGCGTTGGCGTAGCATTAGGACTAGGCATTTGTACCGCTTGCGTGAAGTTCAGCGCCCATAATGGCAACCTTCACAGGGTCAGTCATTGACACTTCGTACACACGGTCACGCAGTTTCAAAGTCATACCCAAGCGCCGCCAGAACACACGCTTGTAATACTCACCAATCTTTCCAACAGGCGACCAATGCTCATTTGACCATGTGTGGCCACCATCGTCTGACCAGCGAAGCATGACTTGTGGGTCACTGCCTTGGCCAAGATTCAAGCCTACACCGGACTCAATGTCGAGTTGGAGGCTGTGTTGAGCGGTTCGATTAAGGTCGTTCTTGCCCGGACCCAGAGCACGCCATGACCTGAGCCATTTTTGAATTTGGCCATTGTCAGAGTAGTCATCCAAGTCAAAAGCGTATATGTTGCCGTTTTCAAAATCTCCGACAACCACTTCATTGTTAAATGCCATTTGGCAGTTGCTACGGTGGCGGGTAAACGCACCATCGGTAAAGCCTGCACGCTCGTGCCAAGCCTGAGTTGCCAAGTCATACACCCATGTGGTGTTGGCAGTTGGGAAAATTAAAACGTAAAAACTGTGACCGTCTTGCTGGTACGTGTAAGCAATTGCGTCTGTCAAATCAGCGTATTGCTGAATCTGCCACTCAACGGCATGAGTCGAAATGCGTTGACCAGAGTAACCATTGGCTTGGTAAACAATACCCTGACCACGGCGGTCACGACCAAGCCAAAACAGACCGTTGTCCACTTTGGCAATAGAGTAAGGGGCAGCGCAACCCAATTCATTGAACGCGCCTTGAATGCGTTGCAAAGGAAAATCGGATGCGCCAGAGTCGTACCAGACTTCAATCGAGTTTGTGCCAAATGCCCAAATTTCACGGAAGTTGGATAACACAGCAACCAAGCCGTCAGGTGAACCTTCGGTGCTGGCAAAGTCAAGCGGGTCGATAGACGTACCGTCAAGCAGTTGCGTAACCCACATCTTTTGACTGTTTGGCTCATTGAACACAAAGTAGCCATCTAGATAAGCCACAGTCACAGCACCGGGGAAATCTGGGTCAGTGATCTGACCAAACGCATTTGTGGTGTTGTTGTAGATGTAACTGGGACCGTTGGCCGCAATAAACAACTGCGTGCCGTTATCGGCTATGCTGACTGGTCCAGTACCCGCTACCGTGCCGATTAGCGTGGCAGTGTAAGCATTGTCAATCTTGTAGAGCTGAGTGCCCGAGACAACAAAGCCAACACCGTCTTGGGGCGAGAAAGCCCACATGCCACGGATAGGACCGTTGCCGATTGTGTTTAACTTGCGAAGACCGGGGGCACGCTGTAAGAACGCAGCTTCTTTGCCTTCAGATAATACTTCGGCAAACAAATTGACCATACGGGCATCCGCAGCATTGACGCTACGGGCCACATAAGTTTGACCGAGGATCGGCGTTTTCATAGTTGATCTATCTTTCGCAAACCTTTGCCAGTAGTCCAAACAGTTTTACCAAACCGCACATTGACCGCCGAGCCAAGATATTGTTCCAATGTCAAGTTGTACACCCGCCCCAAGCGAACGCACATTTCAAACTTTTTAGAGCGAAATGTAAGTTCCATGATCAATAGTTACCGGCATAGATGTTGAAACGCTGGCGGTTGGCCACCAATGCGTAAGGCAGCGCCATCACATCGTCGGGGTTGTTGATGCGCTTGAGATCGCGCTTGCTGGTCATAGCGATGCGTTTGACCTGTGGGCTTGGCTCAACACCAAACTCGGGTGCAATTTCCATAGCCAAGTTGTACGTGAAAGCACGTAGATAGCCGGGCGGGTAATACAAGATCGTTGACAAACTAGCAACTTCGGTGAGCTTTTGCACCGACACAAAGTGAAACTCCAAGTTCTGCGTGGGCCTTGGATAAACGTACATCTCAATGTTGGGGAACGTCATGTTGACCCACATCACTTGCGGATAAGTGGAGGTCACGGTCTTAACAGCAATACCGTTGTACTGCTGTTGGTTAATCATTTTGATGCCATACGACACGCCATTGGGCGCTTTGAAGTATGTTGCATCGTCAAGCAAGATAGGGCGATTGCCTACAAAGTCACCAGTTGGACCAAGGGTGCGGCTAATAAGACTCGCAGGCCATGTGAAGATTTGATCTTCTGTAGAAAAGACAGCCAATCGTTCCGTGTTCCACGAATCGATCATTTGATTCATGGCCATCAAGGAATCTTGAGACACCGAAGCAGATGACGTTTCACCTTCAGCAAGCACGCCAAGGAGCCGAAGCGCCCGATTGATTTGTTCGCCAGCGGTGTACGTTGTCATGCTTAGACTCCTTCGGATACAAGCTCGGTTGATACCTCAACTTTGCGGATTTTGCGTTTAGTCCCAAGAGCATTCACGGGAGCCGCTTCTTCGAATTCTGAAGGCGTATCGGGATTATAGCGAGTCCAGCCGTTTTTCTCATCAGCTTCTGCTTCTAAATCCATGGTCGCAATTTTAGCGCCGTGAACGGGGTGAGAAAGGTAAATGATCATAATTTAAGAATGGGGGTGATTAGCCCCCATTTGGTTTAGGCTTGACCGTGGATGATTGCAAAGTTAAGAACAACAGCTTCGGCCAATGCGCCGCCGGTGCTGTTCCACAATCCGATCACAGCAGAGCCAGCAGTCATACTGGACACATAAGGCCAGTAAGCGCCAGCAGTGCCGCCACCAGACACGTTAACGATGAGAACATCGTTTGCGCTGATGGTGCTGTTAGTCAGCGTAAAAGTTACCGCTGCGCCGCCAGCTAAAGATGCGGCGTTCATGGTAATTTTTCCTGCTGACTTGTTCAAAGTTACGCCAGTACCTTTATTGGTAGCTTGCGTCACAGTGCCTTGCGCTTCAGGAGCGTAACCGATTTCCTCGGTTGCGTACATCGTACTGAATTCGGGATCCAGATACGCAACGCCGGTAGCTTTTGTGTTTGACATAGTTGTTCCTTTAAAAATGAGGGCCGAAGCCCCCATTATTTACTTCAAGAACGCTGAATAGGCAGCGTCACCGGTACGCACAAAACGGTATGTGTGTGCGCCGAAACGTGCAACAGTCACAGAGCCAAAGATCGTGATACCAGTGCCTGTGGTGACAGGAACGGTAGACGAGGAGCCAGTGTTGTTGTTGTTGCAAATTGTCAACTCAAAAGATGAGCCAACTTTTGCGCTAGGGATAGCTGCATCGAGCAACGCTGCTGTGGGCAGAGTCACGGTCAATGTAGCATCGCTGCCTTTGTTGCAAACAACCAAACCAACAGCCACTTGAGCAGCGGTCAACGTAGTGTCGCCGGTCAAAGTTGCGGGAATAGTTTGTACGCCAAGTACTGCTTCTGTCAGATTGCCGTCACCAACTTGGTAACCGCCTGCGCCATTAGGTAATGCCATGATAATTTCCTTTAAAAGATGTTACGAACAAAGATGGGGGCCGAAGCCCCTATCAATTAGCCCCAGATACGGCAGCCCATTTGTGGGCGGATCGTGCTGAAACCGTACAAAACGTCAATACGGCAAGGCAAACGGTCATTGTTAATATCGTACTGGCGCACGATACGCAAAGAAATACCGTTGTGAACGGCACGAGCGGCCATGTCAACACCTTGTGGCAACAGCAAGTCAGCAGTTGCAAAAGTGATGGCATCCTTGTGGTAGACCAAGTTTTGAGCATACTGAGTAGATGCAGCACCAACGAACACAACGGCAGCGCCAGCAGCAGGGAAGCTGTCAACGGTAGCCAAAGCATTGTTTGCGGTGTAGATAGGAGCAACAGTCACAGTGATTGCAGTGCCGCTGGCAGTGGCATCGGCCAAAGCAACGAACTGGAACAACGAACCAGTGGATTCACGGGTTTGTGGGTTCACAGCAAAGCAACCAGCAACAGTGAACACGTCACCAGATTTGACTGTCAAGCCGGAGCCGATAGTCAAAGCAATGCTGGCAGCGCCTTCACTAGACACAGTAGTGGTCACAGAGTTGCCGGTGGCAACA